TATTAGGTGCTTCATAATCACAGAACTCATACCCAGTACCTACCTTCGCCACCGCGAGTTTATATTCGCAAAGCTTTCTGCCTTTGATGTTATTGATAGTATCAAGGAACTTCTTAACAAATATAAACCGCTCTGGTAATGCCTCACCTTTACCTATGTAGTTCTCAGCCGCAAGATGTAAGTCTTTTCCATACAGCGTAGCTGAGGTATCTGCGAAGGGTATGTACTTTAAAACATGGTGTGCTTCGTACTGCTTAGGGCAGGTAATAAACCTGCTCAGTGAACTATAAGTAAAACTAGGTACGCTCATTTTTGCATATCCATCTCATGTAAGCCTTCTGAGGCGTTGAAGCAGTACAGGGTATAGACTTCCACTCTGTGTAGCAGACCCACAAACTACCGGTTTTTCTTAGTTTCGGCTTCAAATATATCCGCGCATTCTCTATCACACCATCTCCTCTTGTATCCTATAAAGTCACCGCACGTCCAGCAAAGTCCGGTGGGGTTAGTTGTATCTATTTGTGCAGCTTCTCTGCAAATAACTGCGATAAGTTTATCTCGCATCATCTCCTCATGCAGTGACGCGAGGTCTGTGTTTCCATCTTCTGTTGCCATGTTATTTTTCGTTATGTATAAATACTAATCTAGACAGGTACCATTGCGCTTTCTGCAAGTCTTCATGTGCTTTACCTTTGTTTCGGTATCGCCACATATACTTAAAGGCGTTGCCTCGCAGATACCCAATAAACTCTTCGGGCGTAAGCATTGCTTCCATCGCAACAATACATTCTATTTTACCATTTTTGTAGTGTGGAGGCTCGTTAACCATGTCTTCTTTTTTAGCTTCGTGTACTGAGTCACCCATGTATAATTGCCCTTGTGTGTATGCATCGTAAATTGTTTTAGGTTTGTCGTTCATAGTGTTAGCTCCCAGCCTGTCGGCTTTATTAAATGTTGTTGTAAAAACTTTCTACACATCTTGTTGTCTAGTGAACTAACGTCCCTGCGCTTGCGTCTTTGCAAATGGTCTTGCACTCCTGCTACCACTGCACATCTCTTACATATTGTACTATCTGTTTTAAATGCTGATTCTTCTTTGATTAAGTTACATACCTCGCATAACCTATTCATGCTCAAGCTCCTTAAAGATATTTGGTGCAATACCATGTAGCTGGCGGTTAATCTCATGTGCCACTGCGCGTATCTCCCACTGCACTTCTTTACCACTACGCAGTTTAATAAAGTCATACCACGCTTGGAAGTTACCGACTACCAGTAATTCTGTTGTCGTGCCTTGTGGTAAGATGAATCGTGCATCTTCTTTCTTTACGCCTTCGGCAATTAAATCTTTATAGACTTGAGTTAACTCAGCATACACAGTTTCAACTATTGTCTTATGTTCACCCTTAATTGAGGGGGGTATAACCATTGCTACTTCACCTTCATTGCAATACCTCTGACTACGTTGCAAGAAATCTAAATGCTTACTGCGAACAAACTGATGTGAGCAAATACGACTAATGTCTGCAACTAAGAATGTCGCATGAGCAAAGCGTAGTGTAGATAGATGACCTTTAGTCACGCAGTGTTCTGCCCGTTTGATGCACTGCTCTGGTGATTGTTCACCTGTCTTACCGTAGCATATACCTGCAAGTAATCCGATGTGTTCCTCTGGGTTAGGTGTGCTTTGCACTAGGGTTACTTTCATATTTTGTCCTCCCATGAGAAGTTGTATCTATCTTTTGCTTTAAATATCAGTAAGCCTCTTTCATCAACCTCATCAACCTCATCAACCTCATCACACGTAAACTCAGGCATATTACAAAAAGTATAAGGAGATTTCTCATCAGGTACGCTGTCATATAACAAGCGTAATACCTCTTGCATAATCCAGAACTTATCCATTACTTCTGTAAACTCTTTAAGAAACTCTTCACTAACCTCAACCTCTTTACCAAACCCATCACCTATATCATATATGGGGTAGAGCTCATCCTCACTAACTTTTAGTTTCATTTCTTCTCTCCAGTAAGTTGATAAGGATGACAGGTTAAATTCCATCTGCCTGCAAACTGCAAATTTTTAAATGCAAAATCCTGTTTAACTGCCGCGCTTTCACACGATGCCTTATCTGCAAAATCGATTGTTGATTGTGTAAGCTCACCGTGAGTTGTTACAGCGATAATTAAAATATAGGCTGTTGTACTAATCATTACCTGTACTCCCAAAGCCACCTGCACCACGCTCAGTCACTGTGCTGAACTCCTCAACTTCTACAAACTCTGCTCGAATTACTGGAACAAAAAGCATCTGTGCAATCCTGTCTTGTGGGGATATTTTATACAGCCCGTTACCTGTGTTCTTAATACTAACTTTAAGCTCACCTTGATAGTCACTATCAATTAAACCAACCGAGTTACCCAACTTGATACCATAGTTATGTCCAAGTCCACTACGAGGCATGATAAGAGCCGCCGCTTCTACGTCATGGATATTTATTGCAATACCTGTCGGTATCATCGCAACCTCACCTAAATCTAACTTAATCGGTTTTGTGATGTTAGCTCTTAAGTCTACTGCCGCACTGCCCAAAGTTTCATAGGCAGGAATAACTACATTCTTTGTTAACTTCTTAATTTCAATTTTCATTTTCTACTCCAATACCGTGTTCTTTTTCTATTGCTCTGACAAACTTAAAATAGGGGTTATTATCAATGTAACCATACTCGTTTAAAAAGCCGTAGACAGAACCATCATCATCTTTAACATGATCAAGAGTGAATCCTGCATTGTATCCAATGTTAAAAATTTCATCTTCACTCAAAGGTTCACGTTTTGGTGGTGCTTGTTCTTTATTCATCTCTCAATCACCCACACTTGCTATCGCCACAATTAGTACACGTCATACAGCCATCCATTAGTATCAGAGCTTTGACATTACATTTAGTGCAGAGTTGCATCTCAACACCTTTAGCTTCTTCTTTCTTAGCTTCCAAGTACGCTTGTTGATGTGCGTCCACTTCAACTTTAATAACACCTATGCTTATTAAATGTTGCTCGATAACTGTTCCTATTTCTGCTACGAGCGATGGCATATACACACCACCTTTTTTATAGTAACCGCCTTTCGGGTCAAACACATTCTTAAGTTCTTCAACTAAAAACGTAGAGTCACCACCTTTTCTCCACACAGCCGACACTAAGCGCGTTAATGCAAGTACCCACTGAAAGTGCTCCATGTTCTTACTGTTAATAAACATCTCGTAGGGATGACGCTCATTACCATTTAAAACCATATCATTGATAGTGATATACAAAGCGTGTTCGCTTTGTGGCGTTTTTACTTTGTACGTTGTACCTGTCAAATGCGGTGGTCGAGGAAAATTCTCGTGTATCATCTCAAACACTACTTTTTCTTCTGTCTTATCGACTACTTTGTAGCCTACAATTTTCTGTTCAATCTTGCTTGTCATTCTTTGGCTCCTTATATTCTTTTTTCTTATCTAAAAGCATTGCGACATATGGTGGAACTGCATAGCTTAAAAACTTTAGTTCTGCTGGGCTAGGTGTCTTATCTTTTTTTCTTTTCTTACACATCTTATTTCCTCTTGTCTTTTTATGTAGTCGGGGCGGAGCGTGTGCAACTCTCCGCAATTATATGCCCATAGAACTCCATCCCACATTCTCCTATTAGTATTTATCTTTTCATAATTTATTCTCATACGTTTGTTTTAACCCATCGGTAGTCATACGAAGTATAAATTCCTTGCTCGTGAGTCATCGGTTCCCAGTCCCCATTAGTGCTACACTCAAACTCTACCCAAGGGTCGTACCGTCTAGCCGCTACCTCTGCATATTTTGCTAGTATCCCTGCGTGACGATGTACTCGTCTGTTTTCGTTCCACTCTATTAGTTCATCTGTAAAATGGCTTACCATATGTTCTTTGTTTATGTACCCTCTGGCTATAGAGATAACAAGTTCTATGTCAGCACCACTTAGTTTATTATTCATATCATCACCAATTTATATCCGTAAGAGTGTTTGTGCCTTATCTGAGCCACTATTTTTAATATGTCCTCCTCTATCCAATCCTCTTCCTCTAAGTATTCTTTAATGAGTCGTAGCTTTTCTATATTGCTTGGTTCAGCTATTACTTCCCTAGTTAACTTAGTTGGCGTTTGGAATGGGAAGTCTACATACTCTCCGTTAGGTTTTTCAAATGCTAAATTCATACTCATATTTACCTCTGATGCTTCACAACATTAAAAATAGGGCGTTGTTCTTTGCACTTGTCACATTCACGATACCCACGACTTTGATACACTCTCCAATGGTCATGCTTGCAGTTAACTATACTAGTCGTGGGTGATACTGCTTCTACCTTTTTAACTTTGTCCATATAATCCTCATCGATAAGCCAAGTAATCCTACATAAGCAACAAGTGCCACCCAATCATCTAAGGTCATCGTCATCCCCTTTAGTGTACTCAAT